ACTTGATTTCCTCGTAGTATTTAACTTTTAGATCTTCTAAATGCTCTTTTGCTTTTGCAACCTCTTCTTTTTTAGCGAGTTTCTTTTTGCGGACATCACGCTCTTCGTCCAAGTCTTCATCAAAGTCGAAATTGTCTTCCATGATAAATCCTATTTCTTCCTCGTTTAAATGAGGTTTAGCTTTTTTATAGTACTCTTTTAATAGAGCATCTTCATTAACGTTTGAATAATCAGCGTTAAGTCTTGTGTAATCTTCAATAGTACCACCAGTTTCTTCCATGAAGTTAACTAGTTTTTCAATGTTTTCTGGTAATTGTTTACCTAAAACTTTTTCATCACGTAAAGCTTCTTTTACTTCTTTAGTAACTTGCTTTACTTCTTCCTCAGCTATTTCGGTAATCGCAGAAAACCCTTCAGTAGTCTCGTTGGACTCTTGTACAGGTTCTCCCACCGTTGTGCTATCTCCGGGTGTTTCAACCACAGATACTTTCGTTGTTTCTCCGATTTGAATGGCATTATCTTCTTGTTTTTCTAGAGCTTCCTTAGGAACAGTCACCTTTATAAGATCTGGTGGTAGTTCAACTAAAGGTTCTTTGATACTAACTTTGTGTATCTCTTGCTCTTTGTTACCTAATTTTCTAGGTGTTTTCTTTTTAGACTTTATTTTAAAGTCTCCTTCCTGCTTAACAGGTTCATTTGTTGTTTCTGACATAATATAATAAAATTAAATAATTAAAAATTTACGCAAAAGCTTCCATGTTCATGCCGTCTTGATTATTAAAATCAATTGGACCTTCGTCATTTTGTCTCTGCGCGATCATCTTACTCTGTTGTGTAGCTTCTTGTTTACTACTTTTTTCTTTACGACCTTGTATTTCAGCTTCTTTTTCTTTAGTAGCTTTTAGATCTAATTGCTTAAGCTCCATATCAAATTTATGTTGCAGCTGCATTTCTTGTTGTTTAAGTGACCAAGCTGTATTCATTTGAGATATCTCCATTTGAGATTTAGCTTGTTCAAGTTGAACTTGTGATCCAGATATAGCTTCTTGTTTTTGTACTTCTGCCATAGCAGTTTCTTTAGCCGCATCAGATTGAGCTTGGCCTTGAGCAGCTATATTAGCTTGTTGATTAGCTTGATCTTGCTTACCTTTAGCTTTACGCTTTATCTTAAGCATTTGATTAGCTAGTTTAAGATTTTTTATTTGTCTTAAATCTATAGCATCTTCTAAGTCTATACCTTGAGCTTGCAAAGCTACTTGTATGTTTTGTTCTAATTGAGCTTGTTCTTCTTCGTCTGGTTCTAATTCTAAGAATATACCAAAGTCATGAAGATTTAAACTACTAACTTCCATCAATGTGTTTACATTGTAATTAGATATAGAATTCTTTAAAGATGCAGCAGTTAATGGAAATTGTAATGCATCAGCTATTTTTAAAGCTATATTTTCAGCAACCATAAGAGTTAAGTATAAACTAGACTGCTTTATATGTCTAGTAGCTACATTGGATGCGTTAGCAGCCATCTTTTGTAATCCTACTAAAGTTTGTTTATCTGGTGTAGTTCCGTCACGAGCTTCATTAAGTCCTGTTACGTCTCTTATCATTTGTAAGTAATATTGATAAGTTTGTATTAAAGCTTGTATTTTAGCTTGCCCACTAGAACTATTAAGTTCTTGTATTGGTATTTTACCGGCATTCATATCACCGTCTTGCGTAAGTGATCTACCTACTATAGAACCTGTTTGGAAATACATGTTTAATGCTTCGGCAGGATTATAATTTGTACCATTACCTAAGTCAACTTCTGCTAAACCATCCATATCTAAATAAACACCATCTGGAACCATTCTAGATAACACCTGTTGTAGTTTAAGATGCGTCAACTGTATCATGTCAGCAAAACCAACACACTTACTTACAAGTGATTCTATTCTACCTTTATATATTCTAGGTGCGCATAAATTATAGTTCATTCTAACCTTAGTAGTATCAGCGTAAGGTCTAGACATGTTTTCAGCTAACTCCCATTTTAATAATGTATCTGTACCTAAAACCTTAGCTCCTGTGTATAATACTTCAATTGATCTTGACACTCTTTCAAAGTTGTCACTTTCTGGTGGATTAAATGAATCATCTTTTATTAAAGCTTTCATTAATCCTTGCTCGGTTTGTTTTATTTTAAATACTTGATTAGAATAAGTTTTGTAATCAAAGTATAAAACTTGAACAGTGTTCTCATCATAATCTCCCCAACCAGTAACATAAGCTCTGTTACCTGGCATTGATTGTATTCTTTTTAATTCTGTTTCACTAATGTCTGGAAACTCTTTCTTAAGTTCAGGTATAGTTATAGCTTTTAATTCACCAACATAATATATGTCTTCAAAGTTTGGATCTTCAGTATAAGAATAAACCATATAAGCTGGATCAACATAGTCAATAGTAACACCTTCAGCGGTATTAAAATTAGTTCTTGTTGCAGCAATACCACAAACAGTTAAGTCCATGTTTAATCTACGTCTTATAAGATCAAATTTATTTTGAGCCATAACAGAAGCTATAGCCTCTTCTTCAGCAATCTCAATTGATTGTTTATAGCTTAATTGCATATGAAGTTCTAATTCTTCAGATGACTCTGGTAATGTAGCTGGATTAGGTGATTGATATAAATCTAAGCCTAAGACATCTTTTAAGTTGTCTAAATATTCTTTAGCTATCATATCTTCTTGCAACTTAGAAGCGTACTCTGTTCTTTTCTTTATTGATTCAGGATCTTGAGCGTAAGCTTTTATATCGTAACTTTTTGATGATATACCGTTAACAACTATATCTACAAACTTAGATAAAATAGGTACTGGCTTCCAGTCTAAATTAAGATAAGACAAATCGCCATTAATAGACAACTCATCTTTGTATTTTTGTATACTTTGTTCACCACGTGCGTATAATCTTAATTGGTTAAAATTATTCCAATTAGTTAAGTATCTATTACCACTGCTTCTTCCTTGACGGAACCACTCGTATTCAATAGCCATCGCAACTTGACTTCCGTACTCTTCACTTGCTTTTTCAGCATCACTCACTACTTGACTAGGGAAAGCACTATTGGTGTTAGTATATATATTCATTTAAATAATTTTTGATGTAGTTCCTTTGTTATCGTATTTTTTTATACCTAAATCAACCGCTTTTAATTCCAGTTTATTAACAGGTGCATATCTATGTTTATTACAAGCCATAAGCGCAAGTCCGGAACTAATAGAAGCATCATGTGTTGTTCTATTATTTATATTAAAATGAGCCCAGTCTTCTAATGTTCTTTGAAAATACACATCACCATAACCAGTTTCTTTTAAACCAACGTAAGTTTCTATGTATGTTTCAATAGCTGACGCATGAGCTTGTTTTATATCTTCACTAGAGTTAGGTATTCCACCAATCTCTCTTTCTGTAACCGATAGTTTGTTTCTTTTTTTATCTGGCCTATTCATTGCATAACCTCTATAACCTCTACGTTTGAAATAATAAAGTAATCTAGGTTTGTTATTCTCTGCTAGTATTGGCATACCATAAAATACGCAAGCCATTAATACATCTTCAAAGAATATCTCAGCAGTTTGTGGACGAGCGATATATTCTAGAAAGAAATGATTAGGTGGAACTTCTTCCATACTAAATTTTGTTAAGCCGTGTAAAGATCCGTTAGAACCTCTTTTATCAACTGTACCTGATATATCATATGGATCACATCCAAAAGCACCACAATGCTCGTTACCTGGATAATTAACTCCATTTTTTATATATCTTTTATTTTGTAAGTTTGCTGGTGGTACCCAGGTTATATAGAATCTACCATTTTTATTTGGCATAAATATAACTCTAGTATCTTTCTCTGCATTTTCCCATTGAAAATTACCTTGAGTGACTCTTTTAATGTTACTTACATCTTCATTATAATCTATCTGTTGATATATTTTAGTTAGATTAAATAAAGACATTTTAGATTCATCTCTGAAAGCATGTTTAGTTGTACGTGGAAACTGTCTGTAAAACTCATTTA